TTTGTTGAGATAGCAATACTCGTCAAGATCGCGACTTGATGCGAAACGTTGCCCGCGCATCATTCGACCACCCATTGCATGCCGAACGTGAAGATCACGCAGATGTTGCGCTCGAACGTCGTGTTGGTGATGAACGGTACGCGGAACCCGTGAACGTGAAACACGCGCGCGGCTTGTTGCCGATCTTGTTCTGCGACCGTCACCATGACGTACTCGCCGTGTTGTGCCGTGATCGCCTTCACGCCTGCGTTCTTCAACGCCTTCGTGACGAACGATCGTGGAAGTGTTGGAATGTCCTTCATGTTGTCCCCTTGTTCAGGTCGACGTTGTTGTCGACGTAGTCAATCGTAAGTCCTAGTTACCGATCCTGTCAACTAGCGTTAGATGACAAGTTCGTGACAAGTTTGCGCAGACGCGTTCTAACGCGTTCTGAACCCAATAGGCATCATGACACGTGATCACCCGTTTCAATGCGTCACGCGCCTTCTACGTCGTTCTGACACGGTGTTTCAACCCATGCCCATTGATGCCATGCGCAAAGACCCACCGATCGCGAGTATGTAACAAGTTCTAGGGCTGCACGCAGGTTGATCGTCGGATCAAACAACTGATCGCACGATGTCAACACGCCCATCGTTTGCAGATAACCGTCTGAGTAATACTTTGACGGTAGGCACCAGAAACGGTTGATCTGCGTCAACCCGATACTTCCCCCGTTCGGGTCTGTTGTGTTGATCTGCGACGGGTCGCATCGCGATTCTCGATTGATCACACGATCGAGCATCGGCAACAACGTGTCATCGAACCCGACCGCGCGAGCAGTCGCCCACCATTGCGGACAGCGTGCGTCGGGGGGTGCAGGCACGACCGTCGTCGTTGATGTTGTTGATGTCGTCGTTGTAGTCGAAGTGTTGACCGTTTCAATAACAGTCGATTCTGGCATGGGCGCGTTCAATGCGTTGACGGGCAACGCGATCAGCACACTTGCGATACCCAATGATCCAATGATGTTTCGCAACCTGATCATTCATTCACCTGCTTCTTTGGTCGTCGGGACTCAATCGTCTGCGCGTACTGCGCAAGTGCAGCGTCTTGTTCTGCTTGCGTTCGGTGTGACATCGATGATAGCAGTTCATCGCGTGATCTGCCTGCGTGTGCCATTGCAGCACCCATACTTTGCGCCGATGCGATCACGGGATCGATGCGTTCAACAACGACTTCAACTTGTTGTTCATCGAGCCAACGTTCAGCGTTCAACCATGTCGCGAGATGCGCGCAATACTGCATGTCACGAATGTTCGACGCGTATCGCTCGACCGCTTTGATCAACACGTCAATCGACGGTGCATCAGGTTGACGCATCAAACGATCGAACGCGCGTTGTGCAGCACCTTTGGCAACCTTCTTCGGATACGCCTTCCACAACACGTCGAACGCATGTGACGGTTCATGACGGTTCAGTAATAATGTATGCGAACCGTTGAAGTGCGACCTATTCGCGGTTGTAGTCACACCTAAGTCATCAGATAGGTCTGACTCAGTACCACCTTTCGTCAGTCGATAACGACCGACCTTTCCGCGTCCGTTGCCTGCACGTTCAATGACTTCGATCATGTTGTCTTTGATCATCTGTCTCATTGTTTGTGACACCCATGACGTTGAACATCGCGCCTTGCGCGCCAACGTGTGATGACTAGGGAAACAAACACCTTCGTCGTTTGCGTAATCCGCTAACGCAAGATGCAACAACAAACGTTCGCCTGAGTACGGCGACGATTGCCACACCCACGTCATCCACTTGATACTCATGCCTTCCCCTTACGTTTCAACGTCAATCAATCAATCGAGATGTCCCGTATCGCGCGCCAACGCGATCAACTGTCCCAACACGTCAAGTTCCATTACCGCCAACCCTGATCGTTCACCGTCGCCCATGCAAACAAGTACAAACGCGCGAACATCACCGATCGCCCGTGCTGCTTCGCTTTGCGCACGCGCCGACTTGTACCGTGTGATGACGGGCGATACTTGCGCACCCGACTTCACTTCAACTCGAAACGCACCACCCCAATGTTCTTCGTGACGCGAGTTCACACCCGTGATGCCCAACACTTTGCGCGCACGTCGCGCCTTGTTGTCACCTTTGGCACGATTGCGTTTCCCGCGTGCAACGGGATCACCGCAACCTTTGACACGTCGCGCCCCGTCACGTGACGGTCGACCCAACGTGCCGAACTTCGGACACGCATCGCCCAACGTGCAACGATCACGTCGACCTTGACATTCACCTTTGCGATCGTCGACCACGTTTCGCGCCTTTCTCAACGTGCATCATCAGCACGTTCATTGCTTCGAACCCAGCGATCGCGACTTGTGATGATGTCATCGACGGCACAACACTCAACGCATCTTCGACATCAACGCGACTTGCGCCAATCTTGTTGACAGCGATCAACATGATGCCCAACAACCACTTGTTGCTTGTTTCGTGATCAATGACGTGTTCTTGCAACATCGCGACGATTGCACCGTTTGTTTCATTGTTGGGTTCACCGATCCAACCGCCTTCGACATCATGAAACCCGTCGAACATGTCATCGAAACCGTCGTCCATGTTGATCACACTAACCTTCGCATTCTTCGTCGTTCAGATGGTGTCGTACCACCGAACATGCCCCAACGATCTTCTGCGGGTTGTTGACGCAACGCGAGCGCGAGACATTGTTCGACGACGGGACATCGATCGCAGTATTCACGCGCCGCTTTCCATGTTTGTGTCGTGTGTCGACGCGCAGACGGAAAGAAGATGTCACCATCAGCCCCGCGACATGCTGCATCACGTCGCCAACGTTCAATCATGTCAACAATGATCGCACCGCCCACAACGGGATGAAACGCGCACCCGTGAACAAACAAACATCTTCCGTGTGTTTCAATCGTTCACCCGTTGACGTATCCGCGTAGTTGCCCCATGTGCGTCGTTGTTCGATCGACATGCCTGTTTCATCGCGTAGGTCGATGACGAAGTCGTCGTCGTCGCACGCAACCATGATCAACGGGACACACGATCGTTGTTTGGCAATCGCGTTCAATGTCTTGACTTTGTGGTATGACAACATGAAACGATGCGTCGCAAAGTATTCAAGTGGATACCGTCGCACTTTGATCTCGACAACAGCAGCCGTTCGCCCGTTCGGGTGCATCAACACACGATCGAACGGTGCAAACTGCGATGTCGTTACACACGCACCATGCCATTGTTTCGCAAGTCGATCTGCTGCGTGTTGTTCACCTAGAACATGGTCGACTGTTTCCCATGATCGATACTCGCGCGTCACGACATCAACGACTTGATCACGGCTGACGCTTCCTTCGATGTCAACGACGACAACGCGTCAACATCACGTCCCACAACATCACTTGCGTGTTGTTCGATGTTTCCGATCGAACGTTCACGCGCAAGTTTGTGCAACAAGTTCAGTTGTTTCTCTGATGCAACCGCGCCAAGTTGACGAACCTTCGATGTTTGTGGTGCGTCGACGACTTCGGTTGCGTTCGGGAACGCGTCTTTGACGACACGAATGACGTTGCCTTCAACACGTGTTGTCGGTTGTTCATCGTTGCGTCGATTGATCACTTCGTCACGGCTCGCGATGTGCGGTTCGTCGACTGCGAGACATGCCATGATCGCACGCCCCCACGCCGATGTCTCTGCGTTCATCACTTCGCTGTTTCGTGTGAACGATGATGCACCGATCACGGGTTCGGCTGCAACGGCAACGGCTGGGCAGTTGTCGTCGGGTGAACGGAAACATGCTGCGGTGTAGACGATGAACTCGCGACCACCGATCTCAACAATCTTGAACGGGTTGGCAGGATCGAACGGACGCAACACCGCTTCGGGATGTTTGTCGCGCAGTTGTTTGATACGTGTTGCCACGTCAACATAGTTGGATAGGTCGAATGTCATTGAGTGTGTCCCTTCGTGTTGATACGCATGACGCGCATCGGTTGTTGTTGTTTCATGTACGTCGCGACAAGATCAGGATGATCGTGTTTCAACGACGCAACGTCAAGTGATGTTCGTCCCGCTTGTTCTTTCCAAGTGAGAACGGTGACACCGTTCAACGTTGCGATCTCTGCGTCGAGCATGATCCGCGCGAGTTGATCGCGTGCGGCTTTCTCGATCGTTTCGGCTTGCTTCTTCAAGTCGCGTGCGTCGGCAAGGTCACGCACCCACGAATGTTCGTCAACGGTCAGTTCGCGTGTGATCGGTTGCGGTTTCCACATGTCTGCGATCTGTTCGGCTGTCAACGTTTCGATCATCGTTTCGGCAAGACGTTCATCTGCCATGTCGATTGCGTTGCCCAACAACTCGGCATCGTGCATCAACGTGTCCAACGCTTCTTGATTGCGTGGGATCTCATGATGCGTGATGTTCATGTCGCGATCAAGCACGATCAACCACACGGGTCGTTGCATGACCAACATCTGCGCCCAACATTGCCACAAGTAGTCGTGCGGTACGTCATCGATCGTGTTGATGCGATGTCGTCGCGTCGTCTTGACTTCACCGATCACGGCAGGCGTGTCGTTGTCATACCCGACTGCATCAAGTGTCACCGTGAAACGATGATCGCGATACATGACATCTGGCGTGATCATGTCGATGCCCAACCGTCGCCCAAGGTCTGCGACCAATGCGGGTTCAAGTACGTTGCCGACGTTCATCGCGGCTGTTGTTTCGGTGATGCGCGGTTGTGTTCGTTTCGCGTGCCAAAGATCGGCGCGTGACATGAACGGTGACGCGTTCATCAATGCAGGTGCGTCAGATGCGCCGAATGTGACACGTCCGAGATCGTCGCGATGTCGTCGTTGCAACCATTCGATCGATCCGTGTTTCGGTTTCTCGATGATCTTCATGTTGTCCCCTTTGTTGTTGATGAATGTGACACGATCATGTTGACACGTGGGTGTCACACGGTTTCGCGTCGATGTCGTTGTTGCCGTCACATTACAACCCAATCCACCGTCAGTTACGCATCTCGACAAACCGCCCGAGTTGACAAGGTGTGCTATACTTGTCGTGTCGACATCAACAACAACGTCGACAGAAGGAGACAAGGGGAATGATCAACGACAAGGTCGACCAAGCGGTGCGGGAGTTCGCACACGCGGTCGAGACATACGGGATGCCCGTATGGTACGCCCACGTCCCGATCACCGTGCAGGCAATCGTCCCGCGCGACGTGAAACGCGACGTACTCGCCAACGCTCGAATGAGTGAAGGGTGGGCATACCAAGACGGGTGCTACTTCAAAGGACGCATCGACGCACGACAAGCGTTGATCAAGTGGGCAACATCACACGTGTTCGAGATCATGACGGTCAAGGACATTGCGACATCGGCAGACGTGCCTGAGTCGGCGGTCAGGTCGATGATCAAGGATCGACCCGACATACTGCGCAAGTCAGACGGGCGTACCTACGAAGTGCGCGATCCGAACGCCGATCGACGACACGGGAAGGCGGGGTGACATGAAGCAGGCGCGATGGAAGTGTCCGACATGCGGTCACGGGTTGCTTGCACCGACCCGCCCACGACGCAACGATGTCCGTCGATACTGTTTGCCGTGTTCATCGAAGGCAGGCGTGTTGGTCGAACGTATCGCACCCGCGCTCGATGCGCAACGCAATCGACGCGATGCGCAACGACGGGAACGCGAGAAGGCGCAACGGGAACGGGAACGCAAACGCAAGAACACACCACGCAAGGTTGCCGCCCGACAGTTCAGCAAGGTCGGGCAGTACGGCATGCCGATCCAAACCGAAACGGCGCGCCTATGGCGAATGTTGCGACACATGCCCACGACCTATCGCGGTGCGACAACTGCGATCAGTCGATCGAAACGAATGCCTGCACCGAAGGTCGCGGTCAAGGACAAGTATTGGTCGATCGACAAGGACGGTCGAGTGTTGAACACGGGAAGGTCGGCGGGACTCGCGTACACATGGCAACATCGCATCGCGGTCGAACCGAATGTCAGTTGGGAAACGTTGGCGCATGAGATCATCCATTGCGCGGGATACCACAAACACGACATCGCGTTCTACTCTGCGTTGATCTGGTTGACCGAACGAAGGTGGCGCACGACGATCAAGGATCGACACACCATCACCGCCTACGGGTATCACATCGATGCGATGATCGAACGACAGATCGACGACATCGTTCGCAATCACTTCCAACCGACACCGATCGAACCCACCCAACCGACAACCGAGTGACACCCCAACCGTAGAAGGGTCGCATAGGCGCGTCAGAACGCGCGTGCTGCGTCAAACCCACCGACCCCCCATGATGACACCCCTGAACAAGAGCGCGCCTGCTATGCGATGCGTTCAGCGACGCGCCGACAACAACATCGACGCGCCGCCCACGACGGTGGGGAAGGGGAAACCGCGACCCGTCGTGTTGAACGCACTTGTCAGATTACTCGAACCGACACGACCATGTTGACGGGAACGCATAGAACATTGTCCAACCCATCTTCGTTCGTGATCGATTGCGCGATGACGACATGACCGTTCTTCGCTTCGGGCAGTAACCAACCGCACGTTTCAACGACCAAAGGTTCTTGATCGATGTCATCAAGGTCAACCCATGACGGTTCGGCGTGCGCATCATGCCAAACAACGATCGCCTTCGTGCGCTCGACCATTACCCCAACCTACCCATCACGGTCACACCCTGCGCGTAGAAGGGTCGCATAGGCGCGTCAGAACGCGTCTGCTGCGTCAAACCCCCCCACCCCCTATGCACATACCCCCCAACCAAGAGCGCGCCTGCTGATGCGTCGTTCATGTTCACCAACCTTCCTTCTTGCGATCATCGCAGAAGATAGGCGCGTGCAACGTGATCCCTTTGTTCGGTGCAACGATCGCGAACGCCTGCTGGGGTTGCTCGAACCCGAAGTTGTTGACATAGGCATACTCGTCGATGCCCTTCATCGATCCATTCACAACCAACGACGGTGAAGGCATGTACTGATGCCAATGCCCAATCCAAAGTGTGTCGAACGTTTGACCCGTCGCCAAGAATCGTTGCGCCTTACGTGCGCGCATTCTCATGATCGGTGGATAGATGCCACCAATCCCACCGCCCCCACTTACTTGATCGCCGTGTGACAACAAGTGCGTCGAGTCGTACACCTGCACGATCGCGTCCGTACCTTCGGGAATGTTGAACGTGAAACGTTTGTCGTCTTTGAAGAACCGTTCCAACTGTTTGCACAACAACCAATCGAAGTTTGTGCGTGCGCGCATCTTCATTCGCGGTTTGCGTGTCGTGCGCCCGTGATTACCTGCAACACCCGCAACATGCACATGCTTGAACTCGCCTGCGATCAGATCAAGTGCCGACGCAATGTGTTCACACCAATAGAGAAACGACGACAACATCGTGTCTTCATTCGTTTGTTGCAGTTCTTCATGAATGTCACCTGAGAAGATGTCGCCGCCCAACATCACGACGCAACCGTCGTACTTCATGCCTGCAAGATAGTGACGTGACAGTTTGACAACGTTCGCACACCAACGTTCCAACCTGATGCGTGCGATCGCACGGTTGTACGCGTTCAACCCGTCAACTTCGGCAGGTTCAACAACTTCATCGAGATGCAAGTCGGACAACATCAACATCAACGTCGCTGACGCTTTGCGCGACGGTTTCTTCGGCATCGCCCATTCGATCGGTTGAAGATGTTGCGACTCGACATGTTCAACGAACGTCAATGCACGTTGCACCGACGCAAGTTGTTCCGTCAATCGAGCAACTTCTTTCGTCGCGCTGTCACGTTCACGTCGAACACGTATCAAGTCGATGTTGTCATCAAGTGCGCGTTGATCGCGCAGTTCGTCACTCAGACCTGACATACAACCCCCGTCGCCAGTTCGACACCATTGTTTCTGACAACTTGAACCCGCGACGTTGCATCACACGCACGATCGACACCGCTGGGATCGTGTGATCATCGAGCGCGGCTAGAAACTCTTTGCGATCCTTGTCATCAAGTTGATCCGCGATGTCATCGATGCGCTTCTTGCGTTCGACGCGTTTCTCAGCCTTGATCTCGGTCAGCAGACCTGCCACCATTGCCCCCTTGTGCATGCCATTCTATGTGTCGATCAACCTTGTCACCAACACGTTCAACTTGTCGCCCAACCTTCTTCAACTCATTCACGACAGCCGCGTGATCATCGTGATTCTCGCGTCGAAACTTGTTGATCAACGCAACGATGATCGCGAACGTTCCCGTCACGATTGCAACAACGATCGATGTTTCCATGACACCTACGGTATCTGACGCAACGTCGCGAACGCAGCATTGACTAGGTCGGGATCATCTGCGAACATCGGCATCACTTCACAATGAAACCAATCACCGTTCGGTGCGCCTGCGATCGTGCGAACGTCATACCGTATCCATGCGCGTCGATCGCAACGCCACCCACGTCCGTGCGGTTGCGGAAAGTAATCCAAGATGAGTTCAAGTCCTATCATGTCAGCATTACGCACCAACGTTCGCATGACGTTGATCGCAACTTGTCGACCGCCTTCTTCGATCCCACGCGTCGACGAACCTTTGCCTATGTTGCGCATGAAACGGTATGAGATGTCAACAGCGCGACCCGTCGCATGAACACTCAACGACTCTTTGCCACGCATGTTCCTAACAACAAAGTCACCGTTGTTCCACAACGCACCACCACCCAACTCGATCACGTTGTCGATCCATGCCGTCATGCCTGCACGTCGCCCCTTAGCAACCCCGTCCTTCGTTCCCGTGTATCGTCGCGCCTTCACGACCCGCGCCCAAACGCAGGATCGTTCGAGTTCGCCCAACGCAACAACGGCGGGATGATCGCCGCCACCGCCGCCTTCGCAAGATCGTCGATGTTGTAGTTGCCCGTTGACGCAACCGCAAGAGCAGCACCTAGCGCGCTACGCAAGTATGACGCGATCATCGCCTTGTGTCGATCGTTGATGTTGAACATCATGATGTCTCCGTTTCTTCGATCGTTGGTGCGACGAATACGTCGTTGATCGCATCATAGGTGTCACCGATACCTGCGTACTTGGAACGGAAGTTTGCGTTGTACGAAGTTTGCTTCCACTCACCTGCAAGTCCTAGCAATGCAATGAACGCCTGACCTACGGCTTCTGACGCAGGGAAGTCGCCGCCACCGCAGTCATCGTTACCGATCACGATGACTTGCGAGACGATGCCGTTCTCAATCTTTGCGAAGTGTGCCACTGTTACAACCTAAACCTTACATAGATGATGCCTGAGCCACCTGCGCCTGCGGAAGAAAAACCGCCACCGCCGCCACCTGCCGTGTTCGCACCTGCCGCCGCAGGGCTACCCCCACCAGACGAGCCAGCACCACCAACCGACGAACCGCCTGCGCCACCCGTTGTTGAACCAGCACCGCCACCGCCGCCAGCCTTGTAGAGTGCCGACCCACCGATAAACGTTGAAACATCGTATCCAGCCCCACCAGCCCCACCCGTAGCACTAGAACCCGCTGACCCGTTTGCGGTCGCACCGCCGCCGCCGCCACCCGATGAAGGAGCCGACCCACTGAACACACCAGCACCGCCGTCATTACCGCACACACCGCCAAACATTGACACGTTCGGTGTGTTGTACTGTCCTTCGTTGTAACCAGCACCGCCGCCACCAGACGCACCCGAAACATTCTGTCCTCTGCGTGTGCCAATAAACCCAAGCCCCTGACCGCCACCTAATGTCGCTAAACCTCTAGCGGCGTTGATACCGCTACCGTTGCCGTTCGTTTGCGAAGCCCCACCAGCACCGATCGTTATTGTGTAAGTCGTTGCGTCTAGGTAAGCGGTTGTTTCCAAAATGCCACCAGCACCGCCGCCACCACCCCAAACTGCGCCGCTACCTGTCCCGCCGCCCGAACCCGAACCAAAGATAAGAAAGTCAAACAAACCAGCCTTCGTAACCGTCAAAGTACCCGTCGATGTGAAGGTCAGCAGCGTGTACGCCTGACTGCTCACCGTGATGCTCGACGACGTTCCACCCGTCGCAATCCCGTACTCACCACCAGCAAGCACCGTGTTCCACGACGACACATACCCCAACACACGACGCTGAGCCACAACTACTCTTCTTCG